AACAAAATGAACTTTTTTCACATCAGTAAGACAGTGTTGCATTTATGTTACGCTGCACGCAGCAGACTTGGTGCTACCCGCCAACGAACAAGGGGAGCAGTCCGAACACTAATAGACTTGCGATTGATCTTTTCAACCTCACCACGCTCGACGGAACCTTTCTTGGTGTTAAACTCAACCATTTGACCTACGGTAAACTTACCGCTGATTTTTCGGTTGACAGTTCGGCGACGTGCATTGATTTCATGAATCATTGCGTTCAGAGTTTCAGAGTCAGCATTACGGATAGCTTTGAGTGTCGTTGCGTTAATCATATCAATCTCTCTTTCATCAACTTACATACTTAATATAATAAAAAAGGAGGGCAATGTCAACCCTCCTTTTCATATTTTTTTCAACTATCGTTTCGAATTTTATGTTTCTCTGCCCATGCCTCTTCGAAACCTACATCATTTGCTTCATGATTATACCAAACTCGTTTAGTGTAACTGCGCACCATACCTTTAATGGTTTCATCTGACCAGTCATCAGGCATTAGATACCCTTTGACTGACCAGAATAAACGTGCAGCCTCCTTCCTATCCATTATACTAAGAGAGCAATTTCTTCTGCCCGGTTCTCTGCTGTTTCTAACCGTGGAATATTTTTAGAATGGAGGAAGACTGTGCCATCATCTTCTTCTGCAATCAGTTCATAGGCAGAACCGTTCTTATATACACGAACAACTCCACCATTATCCTGAATCCAATACTCAGAGATTAATACTTTAGGCACCAAAATGGTTCTTTAGAATCTCTGCACACTTGACAGCAATTTCACGATGCTCTTTCTGTGTGCCATTACCAGCACGAAGTTCACAATAGTGAATCCAAGAACGCACATTGCCTTTCATATACATGCGGGATTGCATATTACCTTCAGGTAGAACAGCACGAGCCTGTTCCTTGGCAATACCTTTATCAAGTGCTTCCCGATAGATACGTTGGGAATGAGTTGTCAGAAACTTCTGCTGTGCATCCCACCATGCTTGTAGTCCAACATCATCCGTCTCTACAGAGTTTTGACGGTTCTTAGTATCCTGCAACCGTGCTTCACGCATATAGACTGCAAGGTCTTTAGTCGGATCAGCATACCGTTGTGAAAACTCTTGGAATGAAAATGAACGGTGGCGCAGAATTTGCCGTGCAATATCCCGTGTTGTATTAATTTCAAGAACCATATCAACCATTTCAAATGGAGACCAGTGCTTGTTATCAATCAAGTATTTCAGTAGTTTACCATTTTCAGCATTGTTTTGATTATCTGGATTAGAAATTCTAGCACAGTATCCAATAATGTCTTGGGCAGACATTTTCTTACCTGTGCCGTCCTGATAGGCATTGACTAGTGAGGAAGTGATTGCTACAGGGAGTACGGTTTGGTTCATATCTTAAAGCCTTTAAATTTATCTTCTGCACCAGCAGGGGTTTTATCAAATACAGGAATACCATCATCTACTAAGGTCTGGTCTGATGGTTCAACGTCATATAGTCGCATCTTTGATCTATCTATGCCTACTACAAAACGTTTATTCTTATTAGGGTCATTGTATCGGTTCTTCAGTTGCTTTACCATAATCTGACCAGACTGATCAAGTTCTTCGTTAGATACTAGAGCAAACATCAAGTCTGCTGTAGCAGGAAGACCAAATGATTCTGATGTATCTTCTAGACCGGGATCAGAGTTGCCATAACCAGAACGGGTAGTCTGTGTAGCACTCAGAACAGGAACACCAAACTCTACAGCAAGACCACGCAGTTCTTCAGCAATAGCTTTGATGTAGGTATAGGAGTTGATTGCTCCACCCATAGACTTCATACGAGATGAAGAACAGATGTTCAGATAGTCAATAAAAATAATGTCAGGAATGAAAGAACGTTTTAGTTTCAACTCTTTAAGCAATGCTCTGAAGTGTCCAACATGAGCAGAACCAGTAGGATATTCCTTGACAATTAGTTTACCTACAGTTTTCTTGGCAAGGTTATTAACCTTCTCAGTAAACATAGCCTTTGGCATTTTATCTAACTGATCAATAGGAATGTCCAGCAGGTTAGCATCAATACGTTCTGCAATACGTTCCTCTGCCATTTCCATAGTAATATACAGAACATTCTTGCCTTGCAGCAAAGCATTAGCACCGACATGACACATGAATAGGGACTTACCTACACCTGTGCCAGCCAGAGCAATGTTCAATGTCTTATCAGGCAAACCACCCTTGGTAATCTTATTGAGTAGTTCAATATCAAATGGTAGTTTGTCTTCTACACGGGTATAGAACTCAAAACGATCTTCTGCATTGTCAATATAATCGTGACCGATATTAGTATCAAATGCTACTCCTAATGCTTCAGAAAGAATATCAGGAATAGCATTCTTGGTCATAGTCTCACTTTTACCATCAAGGATATTAATAGCTTCCATGACAGCAATATGAACAGCACGGTCCTGACACCAGTTCTCTGTCTTCTCTAGTAGAAAGTCTTGATCAATGTCTACAGGAGAAAACACCTCTGGAAGCAAAGCAGAGACTTCAGTGAACATATCATCAGATACCTTCTCATTCTGTTCTAAGTCAATGCGGAATGCTTCCAGAGTAGGCAGTGTATTGTGCTTGTCTACAAATGCAGCAACCTGCTTGAAGATAACCTTAAGGGAACCTTCAAAGTAGTTGGGTTTCAGAAAAGGAACAACTTTCCTAAGATACTCTTCATTAGTTAAGAGTGATCGAAGTATCGTCTTGTTCAGATTCTCGCTCATTAAATACTGCCTTTCCTTCTTCAATAGACTTTTCCAAGGCTGCTACTATAACATCCCCAGCGATTTGATTTAACTCATCAGTCCCTTTGACAATATCATGGTTAGGAGAATGGAATACTTCATACTCGAAACTCATTTCTGCTGTATCATCATCCTCATTAGGTTCAAAGGAAATCTCACCAAAGATAAGAATTGTATCTTTGTATTGGTCATCATTTAGCAGTTGAATACCCCAATCCAAAATCTTATCGCCAACACTGGCACCAGTTACACCAACTAGACGCCAATGTTCAAACTCTTTTAGGTCACTCTTCAAGTTCATCTTCACTTACCACTTCAATGTTAGAACTGCCACCCTGTTTAAAGTTGTTTTCTGTAAACTCTTTAAATTGAGTGGTGTTAATAATACCATCCCAGAAGTCTTTTGTCAACTCTTTTGCACGGTATTTTTTGTCTTCGACTTCACCTGTTTCCGGGTCAACTTTTGAATACCAGCCGTTAGAAGGTTTGATAACGAACTTTCCCGCCAGAGCAACATCAAGTAGACCAGAATAGTTATCGACGCCGCCTTCCCAAGTAACCGAGATAGGAATGATTGATTTTTCACGGACATATCTAGATTTCTCCACATTGATTACAAAGTCATATCCAACGATAGATGTTCCTTCTTTATTCTGTCTGCGACCCAGAATCCAGATATCATCAGCAGAGTAATAAAGACCAGTGCCACCTGATACAACTTTCTTAGAAAACATTTCCTGTGTATCATATGTATGGGCAATACCAATGAACGGGATATCTTTCATACTCAGGTGTGGTGTAGCAATACGGAAGACAGACTTCAACTGCTTGGCACGGGTCATATCTGCTACTGCTTTTTCGTTTAGTGCATCTTCTACTTCTTTCTTAGAAGCCAAGTTACCCAACGAATCTACAACGATAATAACCTTATCACCTTTTGTAATGTTTTCAAGTTGGTTAGTCAGGTCAAACTTCAACTCTTCAATATTAGTAATAGGACAGTGCAACACACGTTCCATATCAATATCAAACATATCAAAGTATGACTGTGGTGAACCAAACTCAGAATCATAGAACAGCATTACTGCATCAGGGTGTTTCTGCATATAGGCAGAAGCAATCTTGAGAGAGAAACTGGTCTTAAAGTGCTTAGATGGTCCAGCAAGAATAGTAACACCGGGTGACAGACCACCATCAATAGAACCTGACAGTGCCACGTTCATCATAGGCACATCAGTAGATGCCATTTCTTTCTTACCATAGTATTTTGACTTGGTAATAATCTCAGAATCCAACTTTGAATTCTTTTTGAGTTTATCCATAATAGACGGCATATTAATTATTTCCCTTGTTTGTTGTATGCTTTCCATTGACGACGCTTAGACTTGTTCTTGGGTCGTGAGTTATTTGACTTGCCAATAGAAGTGCGGGTGTGTGCTTTTGAATTGCCTTGCTTGACTTGAACGGCCATGTATGGTTACTCCTTTTACATTTAGAAGGGTATTATATATCATTGGATTCTGTTTGTCAATCACTAAATGTATAAATATAAGACAAACACTAACCCAAGGCAAACACGATGATGAAAAAATTGTTTGCTGCTTTCATTATGTTGTTCGTGACTACAGCAGCTTATGCAGAAGAAACAACTTCCACTAATGATCCAATCGTTACAGAGAATACCACTACCAGCACAGTTACCAGTACAAGTGACTCTACTAACACAGTAATCTCTGCTCCTCCCTCTGCTATCGCACCTACCATTAATACAACAAACTCTGACATTTGCACTATTGGAGTGTCAGGTGCAGTTCAAACACAGATTCTTGGTATCTCTGCTGGTTCTACAGTAAGAGACATGAACTGTGAGAAACTTAAGAACGCTACACAGTTGTATAATATGGGAATGAAGGTCGCTGCGGTATCTGTTATGTGCCAAGACCCTAGAGTATTTCAGGCTATGATGGATGCAGGAACTCCCTGCCCTATTGATGGATTAATTGGTGACCAAGCTAAAGATGCTTGGAATGACCCTGCAAATCAGTATGTCAGACCGGATGCACAAAGCAATAGAGGTTTTAATGTTGACTCGGATACACGGACCACTCTTATCGGTGGTGCTATCGTTGTCGGTATTCTCGCAATACTCTTGGGCGGATAGTATATATGGCGTAACTAACAATGCAGCAGTCAATGGACTAAATTGGTCTATGACTGGTGTGCTACCTGATAGTTCTGCTCCTAATGTTTCTTTACAAGTCAATGGATTAACATACTATTATGTTATGTCAAAGAATCCAGAGGATGCTGCTAAAGTCTATGTGCGTAATGAAGACCCTGTTAATGGTGGATATATCTTTGAAGAGGTAGATGACTGGACAGGAGTGCCGGGAAACTCAATTCAAAAGTATTTTAGGTTTACTCCTATCCCATCAGAACAATGGGGCAATGGTAGTATGGAAGTAGAAGGTAACGGAACTATTTCTGATCCTTCTATGATTTACAACTACCGAATGGATATTACAGAGCCTGACATTATCTGCACAAATTCGTTCTTAAACCCACTATGCCCCAATTTTATAACTGATTTATATAAATATTTGTCTACGTTAGATACTCTTGATCCTGATAATGAATACTATGAAGAATGGTTAGCAATACAGGAATCTAAAAAAGCAGTAGTAGTAGAAGTTGAAGAAATTGTCATTGAAGAAGATGATGAACTTGAAGAAAGTCTTAGGACAGATTTGAGTATGGACGGTCTAATTGATGTAGACCAAGAAAAAGGTAGATTAGACCAAATTGCTAATGTTCCTTTATTGAATCCATATTATAGCACGGTGTATAATCAGGGACTGACTGAATATCCTGATAAGCATGTAATACAAGACGATACACAATTGCCAGATAATAACAGAGCTTTGAGACAGTTGGCAGGAGATGCCAAACACTACAAAATGGTGCGCTCACAATATGATAACGAACAATAACGGAGAAAAAAATGTTCAGAATCATTACGGCAGCTGCTATCATCGGTTTAGGTGCAGTTGTAGCTCAAGCAGAAAACGTTCCAATTACAGGTAACGTATCATCTAAATGTTCAATCTACACAGACGTTGCTGGCGTCTATGGCAACCCTACACCCGATGCACTTAGCACAATTCCTTCTGATGGTGGTGTATATCCTGTTGTAAGATATGCAGTAACTTCCGCAGACGAATTTCTTGCTAAAGTATCTTGGCCTAATTCCTTTGCATCTGCAACTTCCTTAACAGACTCAGTAGTATGGGATGGTGAAGTAACCGTATCCAATACATCTGATGCTGGTATGTCTGGTTATGAAGCAGCAAAGGTTGAGTATGAGAATGTAACAGAATACGATTTAACTGTTGCAGGATCAACTTGGTTTCAGGTTGAGTCTACCGTTGAATATGGTTTCGGTAAGGCACTT